ACGATTTGTTGGCAGAAAACGCAGCGCTCAATGATGGGTACGGAGACACCTGGCGCGTACTCTGGGACGTGCGCGGTCTAGAGATCGTGAAGGGTGATTTGTGTGAGACGGTGAAGAACCTGTGCGTGATGAAAGTGGGGAAGAAATGACCAACGAGAAGCTGAAGCCGTGCCCATTCTGTGGTGATGTCCCAGACGTGGACAATCCAGCAACGTTTCAATCTAACCAGGGAACCAAGTGGGGGTTCGTCGTGTGTTGCTGTAATGGTCCCGAGGTGCGTACGGGATACGGGCCTGTTGACGAGTGGAAAGCGGAAGCCATAGCCGCCTGGAACCAGAGGGAGGGGTGATGAACATCCTAGCGCTGGACCTGGGAACGAAAACGGGATGGGCTTTATATGAAAACGAAACGATCAGATCTGGAACCTGGGAGCTCGACCGCAAACATAGATGGTCGGGACTATGGACCGAGCTTGCTGCGATCAGCGTACCCATACTGGGTTTGGTATGGGAGGATGTTAGACGCCATCGAGGGACGTGTGCGGCTCATGTATACGGAGGACTCGTGGCGATATGCGAGATGTGGGCCGAAAGCGCCGAGACGCAAACAGGATCGATCGGCGTCGGCACGATCAAGAAACACGCAACCGGCAAAGGTAACGCAACCAAAGCGATGATGCTCGAAGCCGCGCGCGAACGGTGGCCAGAACAGAACGTGGTAGACGACAACCAGGCTGATGCGTTATGGTTACTGGATGTGTGGCGAGAACGAAACGAAGCCGGAGGATAGCGGGCATGAGCACAGAAACGGAAAAGGGTCAGTCGAGCGGCACGATCGAGCCAAGTACGCCCGAAACTGGGGCCGAGTCTTTGCCGGTCGTGTACGCAGAGCAAGCGGTGAGGGTGATCAAGCGACCGATCGCGATCGTACATTGCCTCGAGTGCAAACAGAGGCTTGACATTGATCACGAGGAAGCCGTAGCTCGACTCATGATAAGGCTTGGCATCACCCTGACCTGCTCGTGTGGTCACAAGTTCCGTGTGCTGGCGTCTACGCTAGCGGCCCCTAAGCCGAAGTTGATCGTTAATGGCTAAGCGGCCCAAGAAAGTTGCGTCTGGGAGGGAGCCGCCAGCCAAGCCACAGGACCCAGAAAAGGCTATACTTGCCGCGTACATGATCGCGCTCGGCCACACGTACGAAGATGCCGCAGAGCATGCAGGCTGTTCCGAAAGCGTGTTGACTAACTGGGTCAAGTCCGGCTGGTGGGCCGAATATACCGAGAAAGGTATCGACCGCTGGCAAGGCGAGATCGTTAGTTTGTCGCGGCTGAATATACGAGACTCACTGAAGGACAACGCGGACGAGAAGACGTCAACGGCCAAGTGGGTAGCCGATCGTATGATCCCAGTACTCCACCCACCTACTAACCGTCACTCGGGGCCAGACGATGGACCAATCGAGATCACAGACAGCCGAGACCAAGTCGCTAGCCTACTTGGCCGCTTCCAATTTGAACTGTCAAAAGATACTGGCAAGTCTAAGTAACCAAGAGAACGATCTACTCCTTAAGGCGTGGGAGTTCTGGCGCCGACCTAACCAAGCCCCACCTGAATGGCAATGGCTCACGTGGCTGATCCTCGCTGGTCGTGGCTTCGGCAAGACGCGAACGGGCGCCGAGTTTGTACGCGACGAGATCGAGTCAGGTCGGGCTAAACGCGTGGCACTCGTCGGCAGAACGGCGGCGGATGTTCGAGACGTCATGGTCGAGGGTGAGTCTGGGATCCTGTCCGTGTGCCCGAATAACTACCGGCCCGAGTACTACCCGAGCAAGCGCCGGCTCGTGTGGCCTGATGGTCAGATGGCTACGTGCTACACGGGAGACAAGCCGGACGTTCTACGCGGACCACAACATGATCTTGCTTGGGTAGACGAGCTGGCTGCATTCCGTTACGCCCGCGATACGTGGGACAACTTACAGATGGGGCTACGGCTCGGAGTGTGGCCGAGGACCGTGGTCACCACGACACCGAGACCGATCCGGCTACTACGCGAGCTCGTCAAGGATGAGACCACGGCCAAGACGAGCGGCTCTACGTTTGAGAATATGGCCAATCTTAGCGCCAACTTCAGGAACGTCATCCGAAAGTATAAAGGCACGACGCTCGGTCGACAGGAGTTGTACGCCGAGCTGCTCGAGAACATACCCGGCGCGTTGTGGAGCCACGACTTGATCGACGATCACCGAGTCAGTACCAAGCCCGAGCTCGCGCGCATCGTGATCCCGATCGACCCAGCCACCACGTCGAAAGAAACCAGTGACGATACAGGGATCATCCCGTGCGGTATGGGCAACGACGGACACGGTTATGTGCTCGACGACATCACCACGCACGGAACACCCAAGGAATGGGCCACGGTCGCAGTGGACGCGTACAACGAGCACAAGGCAGACCGTATCATTGCCGAGGTCAACAACGGCGGCGAAATGGTAGAGGCTGTGATCCGAACCGTGGACAAACACGTGTCCTATTCCGCTGTCCATGCCAGTCGTGGTAAAAGGACTAGAGCCGAACCGATATCAGCGCTGTATGAGCAGGGGATGATCCACCACGTGGGGACGTTCCCAGAACTCGAGGACGAGATGTGTACTTGGCTGCCACTGAGCGGAGAGAAATCGCCCGACCGGATGGACTCGCTAGTCTGGGGCATGACCGAGCTCTTCGGTGGCGTTAACTCGGTCGTGTCGGTGGACATGGACGATCTTGATATGGGAGATAGGGGGCCGTGATGAAAGAGGATCCATTCTTTGACCTTACGGTTTGCGCTGGGATGTTGATGAAAACACCGGACAACTTACCGGTGGTAATCGCGCCAAGGATGTACGCCTACCTGTGCGACCATGTAGGCAAGGACGTAGTAGACTACGCGATCGAGAAAGGGTGCACTGTTGTCGCCGAACCCATTCCGATCGAGGACGAGCAGCGATGAGTCAGCCAAAGAACGATCCGGCCATGGTCTGGCGCGTGGAGTTTGCCGACGACAGGCCTGATGTGCTTTTGACGACCAGTGATGCGATGAAGATCGCGGTGCTGCATGACGGTGGCCCGGTAGTGATGGATCCAGACGAACTCAAGGAAATGGGCTGGAACGTGGGGTACTGTTAGTATGCCCCTAAACAAGTCCCGCCTTGCGTACCGACGCGCCAACGATCGCAAGGTGAAACGTCGCGCCAACCAACTCGAAGGCTCGGTCCAGCGCTGGTTGATCGGGTTCGCAGTCAAGGCCGCGGACGAGGCGATCAAGGAGATGAAGACGGGACGGCTTGCGTTGCGGAAGCAGGACTTTACCGAGGAAGAGCTGCTCCAGATCCTCTCTTCGTTCGGAGTCCGGCAGGTAGAGGAAACGGGATCGCAAGTGACGACGAGCCTGGGTGGCACTTGGGTCGTGCCCCCTCGTATGGTAGCCGACGTAATCGCGACCAAGGCGATCCGCGTCAAGGGAATCGTAGCCGACACGAAGAAGGGCGTTGTTGAGTCGATACGCCAGATAATGTCCGACGCGAACAAAGAACGACCACAACCGACTACTGCCGAGATCGCTAGACGGATCCGGCTCACGTTCCATGGGCTCGGGTCTGGCAAGCCGGCTGGGTTCAAGGAAGTAGGCGAACCGAAGTTCGGGATCCTTCCGACTCAGCAACACCACTTGAAGTATGGCGGGGACCTGTTCACGTTCAGTCCCGAACGAGCTGCGCTGATCTCCAGGACTGAAAGCGCACAGAACGAGAGCCAAGCCATAGCGACCGGAATGGAGATCGCGGGCGTGACTGAGATCGAGTGGATCTCGAGCGGTAACCCGGTTCATGGCGACAGGGATCACGGCGCGATGAACGGGAAGCGGGTTAAGTTCATGGTGGATAAGTTTCGTAACCCAGCAACAGGCAACTCGTTGTGGTACCCTGGAGACCCGACGGCGAAGATCAAGGACACGGCAAACTGCGGTTGCACCTATGCACCTGTACGAATAGAACCGAAAGCAAAACGAGCAGCATGACCCACTACCCGAAAGCAATCCTGACCGCAGTCCGATCGATCTACGCGCGAGATTCGATTGGCTGTTGTTGCCACATTTTTTTAGACGACGACAACTACGAAGACGAGTTTATAGAATACTGTCTTGGTATCGTTTCGGTCGAGCAACACATGGACTGTTTTGCTGTTTTGACGTGGGCCCAGTCGTTACCAGAGAAGCAACGCAAACTGTTTCTTCGGAGCGACGAGGTAAGGGCAGCTATGTGCATCCGCGAGACCAGGGTTACCGCACGGCTAATTTCTATGACCTGACCAAACCACAGCGGGCACTGTGAGCAGAGGTGATGGCCCAGATATACGACCTTGAGCAAGTAGAGAACGCGAATGAGTCGCCCCCGTTGCTGAGCCATGGCGTCACCGGGCTTAAGCACAACTCGGGCTACATCGACGATGAGTTCCACCCGAAGCTCAAGGGTAAGCTTGGCCGCAAGAAGTACCGTGAGATGCAGGACAATAGTCCTGTCGTCGGCGCGAGTATGTGGATCATTGAGTCGTTAGCGCGTCAAGTTGGCTGGATCACAGAGGCGAACGAGTCCAAGGATCCTATGGTCGGCTACGGTCAGGACTTTGCTCACCAGTGCTTCGACGACATGGAGACGCCTTGGAGAGAAACGGTATCCGAAACGCTATCCATGATCCCGTTCGGTTGGTGCGCGCTCGAGCCCGAGTTCAAGCTGCGACATGGAGACGCGTCCGATCCGTTGCTCTATAGCAAATACGACGACGGCAAGTACGCGTGGCGAGACTGGGCGCCACGTTCTCAGGAGTCGCTCGAACGTTGGGTGTACGATGCAACGGGACGCGTCGTTGGCATGGTCCAACTCGATCCGAACGCTGGCGGCTTCAAGCATATCCCGCTCGATCGGCTATTGCTGTTTCGCATTCGGAGCCGGAAGAATAACCCGGAAGGGCGGTCATTGTTCAGAACTGCTTTCAGACCGTACTTCTACGCGACACGTCATGAGGAAATTGAGTCCATTGGAATCGAAAGAAATATTGCCGGACTCCCCGATTACCAAGTTCCAAGTTCAGTCATGGCGGGCAAGTCGACCGAGGCGATCGCGTCTTTGGACTCGGCTAAGACACTATGCAAGAAAGTCCGCGCTGACCGGTACGCCGGCATTGTGCGCCCAGCCGAGTCCGAGAACGGAAAAGAGACGGGCTGGAAATTTCAACTCATCTCCTCGAGCGGCAAAACGTTCGCGGACTCGAGCGCGGTCATTAGCCGGTACAATACCCAGATGGCGCAAAACTTCATGACCGAGTTCATTATGCTCGGCCAAGGCGCGAGCTCGACTAGCTACAGTGCGCACTCAGACAAGACTGATCTGCTAGCCATGTCGGTTACCGCGATCCTAGACATCATCGACGACGTGACGAACGACCACGCGTTGCCTTGGTTATGGAACCTGAACGGCTTCCCGCGCGAAACAATGCCAACTCGCAAGCATGGAGACATCGAGAAGAAAGCAATAGCGGAAACGTTCAGCTCAGTTACGGCCGCGGTTGCGTCTGGGGCCATGGAAGGCGACGAGTCAGTAAACAACATGCTACGCCGTCTCGTTGATCTCCCCCCGTCCGAGGGTCGACCAATGGACACGCTATTACAGGAGGCCGCACTCGGTAGCCGCAACCTGGGCGAGGTAGACACGGACAAGGCTGCGGATCCAGACCCGACAGCGGGCACATTCAACGATACGACTGATACGCCCAGCGAACCGGTGACAGATCCAGGCGACGACGGCCCTGAGTGGTGGACCGTGGAGGAAGCAGCCGCCGAGCTCGGAGTGAGCACGAACGTGATCCGAAGTGCAGTCAGACGCGGGCAGATACCAGGCGTCGGACTAGGCCGCACGTTCCGAGTAAACAGGAAACGGATCCAAGCTGCGCTCGAGTTGGGGCGGCTCGGATGACGGTGCTCGCGTTGGCCGTGGATGATACCAAGCCGTTGGCCACCCTCCCGGTTAACTGTCTCGGTTATCATCGCGGTCAACGTTGCAATAAGTTGCTAGCTAAACACCTGTGGGGAACGGTGCATCTCAAGTGTCCTAGGTGCGGCACAGTACGCGTTTACGAAAACAGGTTGACAAACCAAAGACCTATAGTTTAAATTCCCAAAGAGCATAGAGGGCCGCTTCCGACACGAGCCCCAGCGAAGTCGGAGAAGTCGCTACTCTATGTCACAAAATCGCAACGTCCACGTTAAGCTCGAGATCAAGAAGCTCGATCAAGAGCAACGGCTAGCTACTGGTTGGGTCGCGATCGTCGAAGATTCCGACGGTAATCCAGTGATGGACGTCGAGGAACACATCATCCCGATTCTCGAGCTCGAGAAAGCTGTACACAGGGCATTTGCAGAGAGCGGCGGCAAGGGCAAGGGTGGGGACCTCCACGAAAAAAAAGGCGTGTTGGACGTCGTTGAGTCGATGGTGCTGACAATGGAAAAACGGGAGGCCCTCGGGCTGGGTAAGGGTCCGAGTGGTTGGGTGGCTACTTTCCGAGTCAATAATGATGAAGTTTGGCAGGCCATCAAGGACGGCGACCGGCCGGAGTTGTCAA